CTTGGCGTTAGCACTGTCGCGGAGAAGCTCAAGGTTCAGTCCGCCCCAGTAGCCAATTACATAGTCAGCGAAGTTACCAAAGAAGATTGCAGATGCAACTGATGAACTTCCTTTGGTCAATGTGCGGCTAACTGCGTTAGTGAACTCAGCGCGGTATCCGTTAATGGTGTTTGGGCTTCCATCAGAGATGATGAAGTTGCCTTCAACTCCAGAAGCTTGCTTGCTGGTCTGCTTGAGTTTCGCACGAATTTGGCCGTTTGTAACATAAGCAAGTCCACCTTGCAGAGCATTCTGAGCGTCAACCTTCTCTTCAAGAGAAACGATGTCAGCATAGTCAGGAGCGGCTCCGTGCGTTCCACCAATTACGTCACCAATTCCAGAAGCATCAGCAACGCCGTTCGCTTCGTTGGTTCCACCGCCGTGGAAAAATGCTTTTTCCTGAGTCTCAAGCATTTGAGCAGTCAAGTGTCCGCGAAGCATTGCTTCAATTGCGGAAGAGGACTGTGCCAAAAGCTGGTCACTGATGTCGATAAATGCAGGAAGTCGCTTAGGAGTAAGGCTCAACTGTGCAGTAGTTGGGCTGACTTCGTCGGCTGCTGCGTTCTCGGCCTTTTTAGCGGCTGCTGTTCCGGCTGCAAGAATCGGAATGTCAAGGTTGCCGCTAAGTCCGGTGAGAACAGTAGCACCAAGCTGATTCATTACTGAAGAAGCGAAGAAGTCATCAAGAAGCCCAGCTTTATCAGTTGCAACAGTGTGGCCGCCTTGGTTGGCAGTTCCAGCAGTCATGTCACGCTTGTTAACGTAGAACGAAGGAAGCATAATACCGCGAGATTGACCAATGCCAGCGTTCTTAGCTTCGCGAATTCCTTCTTCAACAACTTCACGCTCTGCACCTTCCAGTTTAGCACCGGAGTAGTGAGCGCGAAGGGCGGCACCAAGGTCAAAACGGCCTAAATCACGCTTTTCAGACTTGGAAAGGTCGGCTGGGACAAACTCAGCTTTCTTTTCGCAAACCTTATCAAAAGCGGCCTGACGGAAATCGTCAGCAGATACACCTTCAGCAACAGCTTTGCTTACATCAAGGCTGATGCCGCGCTCTTTAGCTTGCTCGGCTACTGCTTGAATGCTTGCGATGCGGCTACGCTCGGCAGAGACAGCACTGTGACGCTCGGCGTTGATGTCAACACGGGGAGCTTCGTTAATTACCTCCACGGAGCGTTGCTCGGGAGCCGATGTGATGTCGTTATTTTCGGACATATTTTCAGTTTTTAAATTTTGGGTTTCCGTTTGTTCGTTTTTCATCGCCCTGCCGACACCAACGGAGTCATCTGCGGGGATGCTTACCAAGCTAAGTTCAAACGGCTCCCAATCAGTCGCGCGGATAGACTCCCGTCCTCCGTCTAACTTCTCAGAATCCATATCGTAAATGCGATAGCCAACCGAAACCAATCGGCGAATGCCATCTTTTACGTCTTGGAAAATCTCTTCGGCTCTTGCCGACTTTGAAAACTTAACGACCGCGCGACCCTTTTTGTCGTCATCAATCCATGCTCTCTCTACAACACCAATCTGGTCGTTGCGGTTGTGTTCCATCAGGAAAGCACCGCCGTTGTTTAGACGGTCAAGGCGAACGCTTTTAGAGCGGTGGTCTAGCACTTCGGTGCCATAACCGCGCTCTACTTCAGCTTCAGAAGAAAACGCAATTTCAATTGTGCGGTCGTCTTCGTTAATAGCCCGTTGATTTAATTCAAAGGAGCGGTGTGATAGTTCTTCAACCTTCTTCTGGCTCATCGACAATCTCAGAATTGTCAATTTGGTCAGGGTCTAATTTTAAGCCATAGCTTGCAGCAAGTTCTTCATCTTCTTTAACCTTCGCAAGAACGTCATAGATGTCATCCCCGGCATCAGCAATAATGTCACGAAGTGGCCTGATGCGGTTACGCATTGCAAGGACAGCGGCTTCCATGTCTTTCTTGGGGTCAACCCAAGCCCATCGGCGTCCCCGAAATTCTGGGGCGTTGAATTTAAAGAACTTATCGAATGGCAAACCAAGGCGACCAGAAAGAAGCTCGACTTCAAGCCATGCTTCAAAAACTGGCTCAAGAACGTGGTCAATCATCATGCGTTGGACTGCCTTCCAAACTTCGCGCTCTTCAATCAACCCGGCGCGGATGCTTGAATAGTTTACTCCCTCCAAATCATTTGAAAGAGCATTGTAAGAAATGCCAAGAGAAGTAGCAACTCCGCGCAGGCATGATTTAACGAAATCTCCATAGCCTGAATTTGGGTGGTTGGTATCCCAGCTTTTGAAGTCAACTCCTGCAGGTAGCTCTTCAATTGTGCCGGGCGACGAATCAACAGGAAGATTTCCGTCATCATCAATTTCACCCGTCCACCCGTCTGGTGTTGCTTTGGTGAAAAAGCCCATTTTAGCGGCCCCGGTTCTAGCTGCAACAAGTTCGGCTTCTGCATAGCCGTCTAACATCTTGAGCCTGTTCATTGAGCTTACAAGCCAAGGGATGCCCCGGCTTTGCTCTGGTCGCTCTGTTTTAAACGGGTGAATGATTTCTTCGGCTGGCACCCGGATTCTTCGCTTAAAATCAGCGTTGAATTGAGAATCTCCGGGATGGTTACCAAGCAAGTGGTAAGCAACTGGTCGGCGGTATGAATCAAACTCAACACCAAACCGGATTTCGTTACCGTTGTCAGCCCGGGCGTTGTAGCTATCGTCTAAAAGGTCGGCTTCAAGAATCTGTAAGCATAAGCCAGTGCTTTTCTTAATCATTCGAATCAGCACCTCACCATCACGTGCAATGCATCGAAGGATTAAGCGTTGCACGTCAATCCATGAGTGGCGTCCTGTAACTTCACAGTTGCCAACTTTGCTCCATTGCTTCCAAGCCCGCTCAATTATATTGTTGGCGATTTCGTCAAGCTGTCCATTAGCTTCTTTTGCCCTTACCTGTAAAGATACACCTTTTTCTCCAAGTGTGTTGTTCTCAAGGCTACGCAAGAAACCTTTTACCCATTCATTATTTCGCTCCAAGTCACGCGAACGGTCACGAAGAATTGGAAGCTGCCCTTTGAGCTCACCATCTTGCGACAGGCAGGCAGTAATCCAGTCGAGCGTCAAACGGCTTGACTGGGTGGCGTTGAATCTGCGAACGGCTGTTTTTGGCGGCGAGAATTTGCGCTTTAGGTATTGAATCATCTGAATTGAATTTTCAAAGTTTTGCGGTGACGGTTAACTGATGCCTTTAATGTTTCCGCTTCTTGTCTCCAACGGTCACGGCTTTTTTCCAAATCAGCGATGCTTGCAAGTGTCAAACTTTGGTCTCCAAAGCTGGTTGCGCTAGCCGTTTTTTCATAAAGTGTTCCAAGAGTCGTTTCAATCTTCGTAATCATCGCCAACGCTGCAGTCAGCTTTTCCTCGTCAGTTTTGTCGGCCATTGAATTTGACTAAATGTCAAACTCTACCAATCATTCACCCACCCGCCTTTTTTTCCACGGGCATTCTTTTTTGGTTTGGCGGCTTTTTTCTTAGGCGGGTCTTGAATGGTTTTCTTTAGTTTGTTCCAGTTAACTCGCATCAATGATAATGCGGCAGTTGCATAAACTCGGATGTCAAGAGCTTCGTTTCGTGCTTTGCTAGGATTCTCAAAACGTGTAAATGGCACACCATTTTTGTAGCGAGTCACTTTTGTTTCACTTGTTAATTGACGAAACCAATTTTCTTGTCGATCGTTTGGAAAATGCATAAAACCCGATCCTTTTTCACCTAAGGAAAGTCGTGAATATGTCAACTCTTTAGCTGTATCTGTCCCAATGCTAAATAATGCTGCTTTGTCTACACCCCTTCTTGTTGGTCTTCCAAGTAATGGCACACCCGGACCTCCAACACCTTTACAAGCATAAACACGTCTTGTTTCGCGAGGTTTCGTAAAAGCGTAAACAGCTTTTGTTTTGTGTCCTGAGTCAATAAAAACACAACTTATAAAAAGCTCCGCACCGCTTGGATGTATAAATTTCTTTTGCAAAATTTCATCAAGTGCGGCATGTGTTTCTGGTATATTAAAATCTCCCATAACACAATGGTATTCAATGCTCCATGATTCCTCACCTTCTCCCCAGCCTACAATTTCAACCTCAAATCTATCGCCTTGAATGTCAACGCCAGCGGTCAAAATAAGAGCATTTTTAGGAAAATCACCCCAATCTTCCCGCCGTTGCATTAATGGTTCCCACGCAACTTGTTCTCCTTCATCTTCCCACGTCTCTGCCAAAAACGTATTTATCCACGTCCTAAGCGACTCTTTTCCTGCTTTTTTAGCTTTAATGTTTTCCGATGCCATTTGATGCAATCTAGAAACAAAACCTTTTTTATGACGAAAAAGTGAAGCAATGCCCGGTAAATGATAACCTTTCAATGTCCTTTCTGGATATGTTGCAATCCATTTACCTTTTTTAACCATTTCAATGCGATTTTCATCGGTTAGGTGCTCGTCGCATCCTTCACATTGTAACCAAGCATCACTCCCGTCGTCGGCTTTCCATTTAACATTCACCCATTTTAAAGTTTGCGCATATTCACATTTTGGGCAATTAACGAAAAATCTACGCTGATCGCTGGCTTCGAATTCAGTTTCAACACGACTTCTTCCTTTTACGGTAGGGGTAGATGTCATAACCACAACTGCATTCCAAAATGTTTCTGTTCGGCGTATAGCCAAGCTTGATGGGTCACCTTCACTTCCAGCCGTTACCGGGTAGCGATCAACTTCATCAAGCAAAACAACCCGCCTTGGACGTGACGCCAATCCAGCCGGAGCATTAGCTCCAGCAATTGCCAAATTGCCGCCCGGAAATGTTTTGTGCAATATTGTGTTACCGCTAGTTCGCGATTTTACATCTGCAATCTTGTCTTTGATTCTTGGCGTGTCCCGGCACATTGGTGCAAGTCGCTCTTTACTCCACGCTTCACCCATCTCAATCGTCGGTTGAACCATTAAAATTGGTGCTGGCTCAATATCAACAAAATATCCAATCATGTTATTCAAAACCTCAGTTTTGCCAAGTTGAGCCCCTACCATTAACACCGTCCCGGTTGCTTGCGGATCGTTAATTGAGTTCATCCACTCCCTTGCATAAGGAGTTACCGTTGATGAGTATTTACCGGGCTGACCTGATGATTCTGGTGACAAATAACGATAACTGTCAGCCCATTCAGAAACAGTTACCCTAGGAGGTGGCTCAAAAACATTAAGCCACGATTCAACTATTTTGGTAATTTCATATTTCATTTAATTTGCTTTTCAGCCTTAGTAAATTTTTTAGACATTTATCTTTAGCTTCCTCTGTTATTTTATCATTTAAAATGGAATTTTTAACAATAGCCATTATTTCTTCTCCAGCTTTAATAACTTCATTTTTTTCAATTAAATCTCCTCTTGTTTTAGCGTTGGCCAATTCTAATTTATCAGCCTCTTCTTTAGTTCGTCGCAATTGGTGTTTTTTTAATTCCGTAGGATTTTCAGACTCATTGTCCCACTGATTAACCTTTCTTTCTTGTAAGTATTCAATGTAATTAGAAATAGAAGACCATAAATCATATCTACCTCTTCCGGTCCTAATTACAATCCCATCAGAAGCAAGTTGTTGAATTCTGACACTAGTTAAATTAAATAATTTAGCTAAAGAAGATACAGGAACTGATGGATTTTTTCCTTTTGGATTTAATGGCTTTTTTTCGCTCATTTCTTTTTGTGGTGTTCATCCAATATTTTAGGAATTGCGTTTTTCCATGAAATCTTGTGATGGATACGATTCATGCGAGGCAGATATGTCGCTTTGGCAAATGAAGGATTAATAATCACTGAATAAAATGATTTTACATAAGTGCCGCTTTCCAGATAAGCATCAGACATTCCTCCTGCATTTGATTGTGTTTGTTTTTGATTTAAAGCAACTTCTGGAATAGAAAAAAAGATGTCTCCTTTTTTGCCTAATTCTAGATAGGTATTAACATCCTCGTTTAATCGACTAAAAAACCAAAACCTTTTTTCTGTACTGCAAAAAAATGAATTCATTGCTTTTCTTCTTTTAAAAGGAAAAGGTTGACTGACTAAAGCCAATACTCCACCAATAAGATCACCACCTTGAATAAAGCAAACGGATTTAACTCGATCATCAACATTTAGAAAATTTAAACAAATTTCACAAAGTTTATCGAAATCTTGAACATAGGATCTTACAAAATTCCCTTTTTTATCAAAGTTATGACGAAATGCTGTATAATCATCATCAAGGACTAAAAAATATTTATATCCTAATTTCTCGGCAAAATCAAAGCAAGCATTTCTTGCATGAGTTGTTGTTCTTCTGTTTTCAAAGTTGTCACAACTGTCGATTTTATTTGCATATTTTAGCTTATCAAAAACAAGAATCTTTTTTTTCCCGTAGTTTTTTTGATATTCTTTGATTTTTTCGTCTTCGTTATCACATACAATATATGTCTCTCCAGTATAATTGCATCCCTTTAAAGTTTTAAGAGTAACAATTGAATCTGGACGACCGTGGCTAATTACAAAAATACAAAATTCATTAAGCTTCATCGTCTTCTTCTGTAAGTATTTGTTCAACATCTTCCTTCAGCTTTAAATAACCTAATTGCATCGCTTTTTGAAAATCAATAACAACAAGAGCTGAATCTTCCATTAGTTCTTGTGTCTCTTTGTTCATGTGACAGTAAAACTCGGCAATTTTTTCGTAATTAAATGTCAGATGACGATTTGCAGCCTCAAGTAAGAAATTTTGAATATCAGGATCAATATTTGCTTTTTTAATCTTATCAGCAAGCAGTTCGGTTCTTTCTTTGTCTACAAGTTCGGAAATCTTAGGTTTTTCTCCTTTTGGTTCATAAACAGGGGTATCAATTTTATGCGTGTATTCATCACTTAATGTTGATTCCTCAGTTTCTGGATTTAAAAATGCTTCAATTTCATCAGCATCAAATCCCGTCAGATTTAAATCAAAATCAATTTCCCTCAAATCGGTTAACTCAATTGCTAAAAGTTCTTCATCCCATCCTGCATTTAAGGCTAATTTGTTGTCGGCAATGACGTAAGCTCTTTTTTGTGTTTCTGTTAAATGACCTAAACGAATACATGGCACTTTTCCAAATTTAAGTTTTCTGGCTGCCAAAACTCTACCGTGGCCAGCAATAATATCGTTGTCGTTTCCGATCAATACAGGATTGGTAAAACCAAACTCCAAAATGCTTGCAGCTATTTGCGCCACTTGATCTTCGGAGTGTGTCCTGCTGTTTTTAGCGTAAGGAATTAAGCAGTCTAAATCGACCAATTCAATCGCATCTGGTTGGTGTTTTTTGTTTTTCATTTTCAAAAATAAAATGGCATTTAAAAAAAGTTTTGCCTAGAAAAATGTCTCACTCAT